AGGCTGTTGGTCTTCCGACAGAGCAGAAGGCGTATTCTCTCACTGATCCCACGTTCAACGAGATATTCGGCTTTACCCCTACTTCTTCCGGCGTGACTGTTACTGGCTACCGGGCCATGCATGTCCCCGCAGTTCTTCAAGCTGTCCGGTTGATCTCAGAGACTATCGGCTCACTTCCTTGCAAGCTTTATCGGGAAGCCGGTGACAGCAAGGAAGCTGCCAAGGATCACACCGGCCATAAGATCACCCACAGCCGGGCGAACGATTGGACTAGCGCTGGACAGCTTCGCGTTGACCTCACCGTTGACGCCCTTCTTCACGGCGCTGGCTACGCTCAAGTGGTTCGCGCTTCGGATGATCGCCCGCTTGAGCTTCACCGGCTGGACCCTTCGAAGGTGCAGCGGAAGTGCGAAAACGACTGCGAACCCTTCTACCTCGTGTCTCAGGGGCAAGGGCAGGTTCGGCTGACCTACCGTGATGTTCTCTATGTCCCGGCATTCGTCGGCCTCTCTCCCGTAAAACTTGGCCGCGAAGCTATCGGCATCGGCCTCACGCTTGAGAAGCACACTTCAAACCTCTTCAGCGAAGGTGCGCGACCTTCGGCGATGTTTTGGACCGAGAACACGGTTCCCGACACCGACGCGGGCACGAAGACCATTGCCAACATTCTGTCCGACTACCGGAAGGCGTTCAGCGGCGGCAAGCAGACCCGCCCTCTCATTGTGCCGAACGGCTATCGCTATCAGCAGATGGCGCTTGCCAGCACCGATGCGCAGTTCATCGAAAACCGCCTTGAGCAGATCAACGAGGTTGCCCGGATCTTCGGCGTCCCTCCGCACATGCTCTACCAGCTTGAGCGCGCGACGTGGAGCAACGCGGAACAGATGGCCGCAAGCTTCCTTCAGCTTTGCCTTCGCCCTTGGCTCGACAAGTGGCAGGACGCCTATGCGACCGTGCTTCTCACCGACGATGAGCGCGACGACCATTATTTTGAGTTCGTCATCGACGACCTTCAGCGTGCCGACGCGGCGGGCAGGGCCGAGATCTTCGGCAAGCTTGTCGCCATGCGCGCCATGACCCCGAACGAAGTTCGCGCCGCAATGAATCTGCCTGCACTGCCGGGCGGTGACGAACTCGCCAATCCCTACACGACCACAACCACGACCGGCCCGGCAGAACGCCCGCAGCCGAAGGAAGCCGCATAATGAACCACACCGCCTTTTTCGGTGACGGCGAAAAGAACTTCGCCCTCACGGACGAAATGATTCACGAGCTTGAGCGCAAGACCGGCGTCGGCATCCTGGCGCTCCACACCCGGTTCAGGGCGATGGCCGCGCACTTCAGTGACCTTATCGAGGTGATCCGCACCGGCCTGATTGGAGCCGGCACGTCACCGGAAGAAGCTCACAAGCTTGTCAGCATCTACAGCCGTTCGATGCTCATCACCGACCTGTATCTGCTTGCCTTCGATGTCTTCGATGCACGCTTCAGCGGCAAGCCGGAACAGGCAGCCGCGCCCGGCGACATGAGCGCAGCCATCAACTTGTCGCTTGCGGAGTCGGGCCTATGATCGAAGCGCACAACATCGAGATCAAGGCGGAAGTCTCTATCGATGACGCTGGCACTGTAACCGGCATTGCTTGGCCCTTCGGCTCGCCCGACAGCGTTGGTGACGTCATCGAGAAAGGCACCATCGCCTTCGCGAACAGTGTGCCGATGGTCATGGAGCATGACCAGAAGAAAGTCGTCGGTGTTTGGGAAGCCTACACCGAAAGCGAAAAGGGGCTTGAAGTTAAGGGCCGCTTGTTCGTGGAGGGCATCGAACCCGCTCGCGATGCACACCGGCAGCTCAAGGCCGGAAAGATCGCCGGCTTGTCCATCGGCTTCCGTCACACCGGCTTCGATACGCGCGCCGAAGGTGGCCGCGTCTTCAAGGCCATCACCATCAACGAAATCAGCCTTTGCCGTCGCCCGGTTCATCCGGGCGCCCGCGTCACCGTCATCAAATCCCAGATCGAGGAACATATGGAAAATGAAATTGAGAATGCACCGGAAGCCAAGGCCGATCCGGTTGTGACCACACAGGAACTGAAGGCCATCAAGGCCCGCATGGACAAGCTGGAAGCCAAAGCGAACCGTCCGCTCGCCGCGAACAACAACCAGCAGGACGGCGAGAACGACAACAGCGAGCGCAAGGCGTTCGTGTCCTACCTCCGCCGCGGCGTCGAACGTATCAGCCCGGAAGAAGTGAAGGCACTCACCGTGTCGAACGACGCTAACGGTGGCTACCTGGCACCGGAAGAGTTCGGCAACGAGCTTATTAAGCTCCTGAACGAATACTCTCCGATCCGCAGCTATGCCCGCGTTGTTTCGATCTCGGCACCCGAGATCAAGTATCCGCGCCGCGTGTCCGGCACTGCCGCAACGTGGGTGGATGAAACCGAAGATCGCACCGAAAGCGGCATGACCTTCGAACAGGTCACCCTCACGCCGTTCGAACTGGCAACCTTCACTGACGTTTCCAATCAGCTTCTTGAAGACAATGCCTATGGCCTGGAAGGGGAACTGCTGGCCGACTACGCCGAAAGCTTCGGCCGGACGGAAGGCCTTGCCTTTGTAAGAGGCACTGGCGTCAAGCAGCCGAAGGGCATCATGACCGCTTCCGGCATCAAGGAAGTGAAGACCGGCGTCGCCGCATCCTTCCCGACCACGAACCCGGCTGACGTGATCATCGGCATGTATCACCAGATCGCAACCACGCATGCGCAGTCCGGCGTGTGGCTGATGAACCGCAACACCCTGTCTGTCATCCGGCAGTGGAAGGACGGCACCGGCCGTTACCTTGTGCTTGATCCAATCACCGCAGGCGGTGTCATGACACTGCTTGGCCGTCCGATTGTCGAAATGCCTGACATGGACGACATCGGCGCTGGCAAGTCTCCGATCCTGTTCGGCGATATGTCGGGCTACCGGATCATTGACCGCGTTGGCCTGTCGACACTTCGCGATCCTTACACGCTTGCCGGCAAGGGGCAGATCCGTTTCCACGCTCGCAAGCGCGTCGGTGCGGACGTGACGCATCCTGACCGCTTTGTGAAGCTGAAGGTGGCTGCATAATCATGAGCTACCAGCGGCCTGCATATGAGGAAGTGGTCATTGCGCACGGTGGTAGCACCTTGACGCTTCGCCCTTCCTTGCGGGCCGCTGCTACCCTCGAAAGCAAGTTTGGCTTCCCGGCGCTGTCCCGCGCGCTGGACGAAGGCAACCTTACGATCATCAAAGAGGTCATCCTGTCGTGCTCTTCCACGCGGCAGGATGCAGCGGCCTTCCATTTCTCCCAAACAGGAAGGCCGCTCTCCCAATTCTTCGCCAGCGTGCAAGCACCGCTGCACGAGCTCTTGAGCATGTTCTTCCCCGCATCAGATCCGAAGAGCAAGCCTGCTCCATCTGCCGGCAAGCCGATGCCCTGGGGTGACTACTATGCCGCTCTTTATGAGCAGGCGACCGGCTGGCTTGGCTGGACACCGGAAGCAGCCTGGAACGCCACCCCTACAGAGATCGACCGCGCCTATGCTGCTAATATCGCCAAGCTGAAGGCGATCCACGGCAGCAACGACAAGGAAGAGAAGCCGGCTGTCGCACCCGATCCCGATGCCGCCTTTGACCGCAACGCGCTAGAATCCCTTCGCGGCAGCATCGTGAGGAACGGCCGATGAGCTTGCCGCCTCGCATCTGCTCCTGTGGTCGCGTTGTTCCACACGGCGCTCTTTGCGAGTGCCAACGCGCCGCAACCCGCGAACGTAACCAGCGACACGACGCTCGCCGGCCTTCTGCTCGCGCTCGTGGCTATAACCATGAGTGGCGCAAGGCGCGGCTTGAGCACCTTATCGCACACCCTCATTGCGCCATGCCCGGATGCGGCAAGCCTGCTTCTGTTGTGGATCACATCATCCGGCACCGTGGCGACCGCAATCTCTTTTGGAGCCGCACCAACTGGCAGAGCCTTTGCGCGCCTTGCCATAACTCTATCAAGCAACGGCAGGAGCGCAGCCAATGATCATCGACAGCATGGAGTTCGATGACGACCTGTATGAACCAGGCGCGCACGACAGCCTCTGGCAGTCCGTTCTTATGGTCGCCATTGAAGACGCACTCTTCGGATGCCGGACTGGCTATCGCCCGGACAAAGTAGCGGCCAATCAGGAAGCACGCGATTACGTCCTGCTTCCTAATGACGACTTCGATCTTGTTTGTGCCCTTGCGGGCTTCGACGCTCAGACTGTCCGCCTTCGCGTGTCCAGAATGATCTCTAGAGCACCCAGCGCTGCTGACCTTGCCTCGACTCCCAAGAAGGTCGGAAGGCACCGGGGGGACTGTTCGAACTTTTACGCGCTTCAGGGGACCGGCGCGGGGAGCACCGCGCAAGAGACACCGAAAATAACTTTTTCTGAAGAGGCTGAAAACGCATGACCAGCGTCACGCTTTCGCTCGCGAAGGCACACATGAACATCGATGATACGACCGATGACGAACTCATCGCCTTCTATATCGAGGCGGCAGACGCTTGGCTCGGCAACTTCATCGGCAAGCAGCTTGCTGAATTTGATCCTGTTCCGGCTGACCTGAAGCGCGCCGTGCTTCTGCTCACAGCCTACTATTATGAGCAGCGCGAGGCCATCGCGGCAGGCATCTCCATGCAGTTTGCGCCGCTCGGCGTGACAAACATCGCCAATGCCTACCGTGAAAGGTGGTTCGGCGATGGCGAGTAAGCATGACAACGGTCTCGCCAAGACGCTCGCTGCGATGGATCGCGCCCGCCGCGCACCTCGCGAAGCAATCGTTCCGGTTCTGGCAAGGGAAGCAAACAGGCTCGCAGATACCGCCGAACGTTTTGCCGAAAGCAGCCGCGATACCGGCGCGCTGATCAACTCGATTAGCGTCACCATGCCAGGACGTTCGACCCCGCCTTTCTCTCAGCCAGGTGGTTCGCGAGTTGCTGGCGAGGCTGAAGTCATCGTGACGGCTGGCGACAGCACGGCCAGATATGCGCACCTTGTCGAATACGGCACCTCAGACACCGAAGCGCAGCCGTTCTTCTGGCCTGCCTTCCGCCTGCTTCAGAACAGTATGACGACGAACATCAGTCGCGCCGTGAAGACGGTCGTGAAAGACGCATGGAATAAGCAATGATCGAACCAACTCTTGCCCTTCAGGCTGCTATAGGCAATCGGCTCGCTACCACGCCATCAGTGATCTGGCACGTTGACCCGGCCAACATTCGCGGCGGGCCGATGCGACCTGACGACTTCCCTTGCATTCTGATGGGAAACGGCCAGACGATCTTTCTCGGTCACGCGTCCGGCTCGCAATATGTCGCTCGCGTCTTCCTGACCATCCACATCTGGGCTTTGGAAGACGGCGCGGACACAGCTAGAGCAATCGGTTTCGGGGTCATGAACGCGCTGAAGCGGGCACCGGAGGCTGAAGGTTTCGCCATCGATGAGTTTGCTCTTCCATCAATCTCCTGGATGCGCGACCCGAACCCAGCACAGTCTTACACCCACGGCGTGATGACCGTGGAAGCCATCATGCGGTGGGCCGTCTAATGCGCGCCGGCCAACTCAAGCACGTCATCTCGATTGCCCGCCTGACTACGACGTTGAACGAGAACCGCAGTCCGGCTTCGACCTGGACGGAAATCTACACCGTGCGCGCGGAGATCGTGCAGCAATCCGCGACCGAATTTCTCACCGGCTTCGGTGAGGCCGAAAGCGGCATCATCATCTTCCGCATCCGTTATCTGCCGGGCATTACCACGACCGACCGCGTGACCCTCTCCGGCAACGTGTATGACCTGAAGGAGATCAAGGAAATCGGCAGGCGGCGCGGCCTTGAGCTAAGGGCGGTCGCCACTTCATGACCCACCTTCGCGGCGTGAAGCCGCCCGTCTCGCGTGACAGCAAAGCTTTGACGAAGGCACCGGCAGCGCCGAAGCACCTTTCGCCTTACGCGCGGGCCGAATGGAAGCGGATCATGCCTAGCCTTATCGAACGCGGCATTGTCGTCCGGTCGGATCTCAGCGGGCTGGAAGAACTCTGCACCGTGCGCGGCCTGGCTCGCACCTACTCCGAAGCCTTGAGCGCGAACCCGCTCGATAAGGTGATCTTCGGCATGTTGAACCGCGCGCTTCAGACAGCCCGGCAACTTGCCGCCGAATATGGCCTTTCGCCCGTATCGCGCGCCCGTGTTGGCAGCGTGGCGACGGACGATGATGACGACGACAACCCGCTTATGATCGGACGGAACCGCGCCCATGCCTAAGAGCGCGTTCCCGCACTGGATCTATGACGGTTCCCAAATCGAGGATACCAATGGCGACGGCGAACGAGCCGTGCAGTTTCTTCGCGCCTTGCGTCATCCGGCTAGCACGGCACCGAAGGGCCGCTTCCAGCTTTATGATTTTCAGGAGCGCATGACGGCGGCAATTCACGGCCCCAGGAATGCAGACGGTTCCCGTAAAGTGCGAACAGCTTTTGTCATGCTTCCTCGTGGCAGCCGCAAGACAAGTCTCGCGGCAGGCTGGGGGCTTCTGCATACAATCGGGCCGGAAGCTCGCCCGGCTGGACAGGCAATCTTCGCAGCCTCCGACCGGGAGCAGGCGGGTATCGGCTTCAAGGAGGCCGCGAACATCTTGCGCGAGGACAAGCGCCTGGTTGCCGCAACTCGCATTTATGATGCCCACAACAGCGCAAAGAAGATTATCTACAAGCACAACAAGGCCGAACTTCTGGCTGTTTCGAGCGACGGCGCAGCCCAGCACGGCAAGACGCCCAGCTTTGTGCTTGTAGATGAGATCCATGCTTGGAAGGGCCGTGACCTTTGGGAAGCGCTCAAGTCCGGCATGGCGAAGGTTCCTGACACGCTGATGATCATCGCCACCACGGCAGGCCGTGGACAGGAGAACATCGGTTTCGAGCTTTACGACTACGCGCTGAAGGTTGCGACCGGCGAAATAGTTGATCCGTCTTTCCTGCCAATCATCTTTGAAGCCGAACCCGGTGACGATTGGCGCGATGAAGCCGTTTGGCACAAGGTCAATCCCGGCCTTGCTCACGGCTTTCCTGATCTAGGCGGATTGCGAACGATGGCGCACGAAGCCGAACACCGGCCCGCCGAACGGTTCGCGTTCCAGCAGTTCCACCTCAATATGTGGCAAGCAGCTTCACGCGATCCGCTGTTCGATATGGCCGTCTATGACGCGGGCCGCGATCCGAATTTCGATCTTGCCGACCTTGAGGATAAGCCATGCTGGCTTGGCGTGGACTTGTCACGCTCCGGTGACTTGACCGCTATCGTCGGCGCATGGCGTCATGATGATGGCCGTGTCGCTGTTCATCCGTGGTTCTTCCTGCCGTCCGAAGGCTTAGAGGACAAGGCGAAGGTTGAACAGGTGCCTTACACCCGGTGGCGCGACGACGGCTTGTTGACCGTTATCGACGGCCCGGTGATCGAACCCGACGCAATTGCTGACAAGATCATCGATCTTTGCGGCACCTACGATATTCGTGAAGTCGTGTTCGACCCGTCACTTGCCGGGCCGATCATGCGCAAGCTCATGGATCACGGCATCACCGTGCTTCAGCTTCCGCAGACGGCGAAGCACATGCACGGCCCGATCTGTGACCTTGAGCGCGTCGTTAACGGCAAGCGCATCCGGCATGACGCGCACCCGATCCTTCGCAACCACTTTGACAGCGTTGTGGTGAAGCGAGCAACCAGCGCCAGCGAACTGACGACGATGCACAAGGGCAGTCGCCACAGCAACCATATCGACGGTGCTATAGCGTCGGCTTTGGCCGTCTCGCGTGCTGTCGCCAACGACAATCAGCCCGCCCTTCATGAACTTGACCCTGACGAATACGCCGCCCGCATGGATGCCATGTGGGACGATGCAGCATAGGAACCCGCGATGGATATGGATCAACAGCGCCTTCTGATTTCGCTTGAAGGCCGCTTCACCAAATACGAGCGCGACATGGCCCGCGCCCGCAACGCTACCAATGACAACTTCAGCAAGATGGAGCGGCGGGCGCGTCAGTCTGCCGACAACATGGAGAAGGCGATGGGGAACGCTTCGGCGTCCATCGCTCAGAAGCTTGAGGGCATGTTCGCGCCGCTGATGGCGGGCGGCGCTGTCGTCGCTGGCGTGGGTGGTGCAGCCATTGCCTTGCGTGAGATCGCCAACAGCGTCGCTGAAGTAGACCGCGAAGCTCGCAAGGCTGGCGTCACGTCGAAGGTTTGGCAGCAGTGGACGCAGGTGGCGACAGCAACCGGCATGAGCATTGACGGCATGACCGACGCGCTCAAGGAATTGAACATTCGCGGTGATGAGTTCGCCAAGACCGGCAAGGGGAGCGCGGAAGAGGCTTTCCAGCGGCTCGGCTACAGCGCTGTAGACGTTGCAGCGAAGTTGAAAGACCCTAGCCGCTTTCTTGACGAGATCATCGGCAAGCTTCAGCAGATGGACGCGGCGGCCCAGACTCGCATCCTTGATGAGGTATTCGGCGGCACCGGCGCGGAAGAGCTTGCCAAGGTTCTCGGCCTGTCTGTCACCGAAATTCAGCGCATCCGCAGCGAGGCTGCGACCTTCACCGAAGAGCAAATCGAAGCGGCGAAGCGCATCGACCGTGAGTTCGCGACCATGTGGCGCAACTTCACGGTTTACGCCAAGCAAGCGGCCATCGACGGCGTCAACGTCGCGTCGAAGATCATCGGCTTCATCAACGATCCTTCAGGCGGCGCACGTGATCGCGCCATCGCCGACGCCAACAGCCCGGAGAAGCAGCTTGCCCGGCTTCAGGAACAGCGCGCGAAGATCGCCAAGCAGATCGCCGACACCGAAGCCAACCCGTTCAACGTCATGAAGGAGACGGAGCTTCGCCAGCTTCGCGCCGCGCTGGCTACCGTCGACGAACAGATTCACGAGGTGACGGGCGGCAGCGAAGAGTTCAAGAAAACGCTCAAGGACTTGTCGGCAGCAAGCAACAGCCTGTCCGGCAGCTTCAACGGCAACGTCACGGCAGCAGCCAACTTCAAGACGGCACTCACCGAACTGAAGAACCTAGTGCCGGACCTGAAGGCCGAACTGGACGCGCTTGCGACCACAGACGGCATCGACGCCGCTTA